AGCGATGGATTAAAACAAGCGATTACAGATATAAAAGCATTATAAAACAACACAAGGAGAATAATCATGGCTAAAGAAAAAAAAGACCAGCCAGCTCAAATTAATTTTGATGGTAAATCATACAAAATTGATGATCTAACCGAAACGCAACGCGAGTGTGCGAGTAAAGTAATGCACAATCAAAATCACTGCAATGATTTAAATAATAAAATTAGAACTAACTTATTTTTAGCCGAGCAGCTAAACGAGTCATATGGCTTGTTTAAGAAAAAGCTTGATCAGTCAAAAGTAGAATTAAGGGAATTGTTAAAGTAATGCTTATCCGCGAGTGCAGTAAGGGGCGTAATATTAAATTATATCGGAATACCACGCCTAATTCTGTTTACACATATACCCAAGACCAGAATATTGTGTCTCTTACATATCCAGCGGATAAGCAATTTTTTGTGGTCAAAGATAATGTGATTATACATGAATCAAATAACTTTACGGAGATTGAGAATTATTATGTTGATGAAGTGATTGCCGAAAATGGCAGCAGTTTAGGTGTGATTGATTGGGTTAAACATAAGCTAATCAACTTTCGCCTAGCAGTACGATGATGAAAAACGAAACAAAAGTGGCGCTTCTAGTGAATACAATTCTAATTATTATTGCTTTTATTGTTTCACTTGTAACTAAGCATTATGGCTACCAGTGAGAATCTCGCAAGATCGTATCGAGCTACCAAAATTGATGATAATCTTAGCTTGCACATTAATATTCGGTTTTTGTTTCATTTGTTCATTGGGATTAGCGTTCTTGTTTCTACCTACCTCAATGTCACTAGTTCAATTGCAGCAGCTGAATATCGAATTGCTTCAGTTGAATCAAGAGTTGCTGATTTGGAGGCAAGGCATAACGCCGAAATAATTGAAATGAAAGAAGAATTAAAATGGTACAAAAAAGATTTAAATCCGCTGAATTGGCGCAAAAAAAAGAATAAATAATGGATTTTATTGCACTGTACTCTGAAGCTGGGATGATTGGTGTTTGTGGGGCGCTGCTAATCTATTTGGTGATGTCTCTATCTAAGAAAAGTGAAAAGCAACAAGAGGTGCTTGAAGATTTGAAAATTGAAAATAAAGGCCAGTCCGAAACGTTAGAAAATATGGAAGGAATGATTATCAAGCTTATTAATAGGTGGAACCAGTCGGATGACAAGCTAGATCGAAAATTTGATGCTATGACAAAAGAAATAAATGACTTAGACAATCAGATTTCTAGAGTTGAGGGGAGTTTGAGTCGAATCAATGGCAGACACTAAACCAATAGGAGACGAATCAAGCTTAAATATTAGCCTTCCAATGCTCATACAAGCAGTTGGATTAATTGGTGCTATGGTATGGGGGTATGGTCAACTCAATGCTCGTATCTCTTTTGTCGAATATCAGGTTGCTATGCATGAAAATCATATTGAAAGAATTGAAGAAAATGCGTACGAGAATCAAGATGCCGAGATCCCAGCAGACATTCGACAAAATCAGAGAATTGAGTATTTAGAAAAAGAGATAGATAGGTTAAGAAATGAAAATTAATGGTTCAATTAGTACTGGTAATGTCATTACTCTGGCAACAGTCTTGCTAACATTCGCTCTTGGCTACGGAAAATTGCAAGTGAGTACTAAAAATGTGGCAAAAGAATTAGATAAGAAGGCTGATCGTGAATTGGTGGAGATTAAGCTTGAATACATTCAAAGAGATTTAAATGAAATTAAAAGCATGCTAAAGGAGGAGAAATGGCAAAAAAAGTGAGTTGGATGTTTGGTGGAAAGCGATACTACGGCACTCTCATTCGCGAAACAAAGAATTTTAGATACGCTAGAACTGCCAATGGCAAAACCAAGAAAATTGCAAAAAAGAGGAGAAAATAATGCCAAAAGGTACTGGAACATATGGCTCTAAGCGAGGGCGACCTCCAAAGAAGTCTAAGATGAAAAAGCAAAAAATAAAAAGAAAAAAGAAAAAATAGTGGCAAGAAAAAAAGATCCGCGCTTGGCTAGGTTTAAACTGAGAGGTTATAACATTCCGAAAAGAACTCCTAGGCATCCCCAAAAGTCTCATGTAGTTCTTGCCAAGCAAGGCTCGAAGATCAAGCTAATTAGGTTTGGTCAGCAAGGTGTCCGCGGAGCTGGAAAAAACCCAAGTACTAAAGCAGCAAAAGCAAGAAGAAAAGCGTTTAAGGCAAGGCACGCTAAAAACATCGCAAAAGGACGGATGTCTGGTGCATACTGGGCCAATAGAGTTAAATGGTAATATAAATAATATAAAGGGAAAAAAATGAATCTAAAAAATCTAGTTATTAGTGAGATCACTAATCAAATTGAGTCAAGTATACCAGCAGTGCAAGATGGCATTGAGGAGTTAATTATTGAAAAATTACAATCGGAAGAAGTAGAGAAAGAATGGGCAACTGTTATTAATTCAAAAATTAATCTACCCTTAATGAATGAAGCTCAAGAGCAAGAACTTTTTGAAAAAATGATAGATAAAGGCACAGATATATTAGCGGCGGTAATAAGGAAGGCGTTACGCGCGTGAACGTAATCAACTTTAGTGACATTATCCAAATCGTGTTAAAGCACGAAGGGGGCGCAAGAGTTACGAAAGACCCCGATGATCCGGGCGGTGTTACAAAATATGGAATTTCTAAAAAAACTTTTCCTCAGTATGATATTGAAAATCTCAGTGAAGATGATGCGGTAGATATATATAAACGACATTTTTGGGAGCCAAGCAAGGCTGGTAAAGTTGCCGCCGAAATTAGACTAGATTACTTTGATGCGTGCGTAAATATGGGTCAAGGTAGAGCCGTTAAGATACTTCAACAAACTGTGAATGCCTCAAAAGGTAATAAAATTAGTGTGGATGGACGTATTGGGCCACAAACTATTGCAGCAAGCAAACGAGTTGATCCATTGCGATTTAGAGCCTACCGCATATTGCATTACGCTAAATTGATAGCAAAAAACCCAACCTTAGAAAAGTATTATTTTGGCTGGTTTCGGAGAAGTTTGCAATGAGTGATCCCGAAAAAATTGACAATATGATACGGATTATGATCGAATTAAAAGAGCTTGCTAAGAAGCTTGAAACTTATGAGCAAGATGAGCATTATATTTTTCCACTTATGCTTGCGCTCATTGTAGCTACACCCATTCCAGATGTCACCATTCTTCCGATGAGTAGGGAGGTTGCATTCGCATGAGCAGCTTATACGAAACATACTGTAACACGACAACGGATCTGCAAGATATCGCAGATGTATCGGTTTACGACCGAAAACGAGTATTGCCAAATAACTTTGTTGAATCTGGAGTGAGTAACCTTTATTATTTACACGATAGCGGATTTTGCTCCACTTTGTACATGGATGGAGCCGAGCAAACGTATGTTTCAGATACCCCCAATGCAATGAACGAATGGACGTATCAAGCTGCCAGTGACCGATTAGATGTATATATCGGTGGAAGTAGTGTAGCTGATATGAATTCACGCAATTGGGAGGAAAGTGAAGATTTTGCTACGTTAAAACAAAAAGCAGTTGACAATGGAGCAGATGAAATTCGCAGTTATTTGCAGCGCAGTATTTATCCCATTAAAAACACAACGTATCAAGGAAGCAGTGAGCGAAACTATGATTTTATTTTAGTGCGCATCAACGCGCTGCTTGCAGTATCAAACCTAATGCTCCGCACGGATCCAGAAAAAAGTGCAGAAATAAGGGCATTAGCGATTAACGATGAGACTGGTCAAGGTTTATTAGATAAGCTAAGAAAAAGAGAGTATAGTCTCTGGAACGAAACAACCGCAAAATCTGAAAATGGTATTATTCAAATTGTTTCTCAGTCAGGTACTGGTGGCATAGGAGATATTAAAATGAGAGGCCCAGTGTATGTCGATTACGATGAAGTAAGGGTAGTAGTGTCTACTGCTGGCACAGTTAGCGCTACCTACGATTCAACGCCAACTGCCAAATTTGATGTCTATGTAAAAAATGAAGATGGCCTCAAAAGAAATAAAGTGATTGAAGATGAGATAATAACTGGCGCATATCAAGGTTTTGTGTATGGCAGCGATATTCAATTCAGTGTTGGAACATATTCTCTAAACGATGAATTTGCAGTGACTTTTCGATCGAGTGAAGTAGCAATTGGTAGTGTGCGCAGTGGCCAAATATACCGAGTTTAATGGCCCTCACCTTTTCAAATAATTTAAAAACAAATGTTTTAGATCCGCTTAAGGCACTAATTGTTGGCGAATTTAGTCAATCTGTTTATTTTGATAATCAATATGTTTCGCGCGGATCTAATTGGTTTAACATTAAACCAGTTTCAGATGTGCTGCTGGAAGACTTAGCCAGTGGGACCACAAGAACATATACAATAATGATTCAGTATTATAGAATGATTTCTGGTGAATATGGTAAAGATAGCCACATTGATACAGTATCAGCGATTGTTGAACGTTTAAAAAGATTAATTCGCAACAACTCCAGTTATTCTACTTATTGGGTAAATGGCCGCATCGAAAGTGTAGCTTATGACTTTGATGTTGCTGATTTGTCACCCGAACTAGTATTAGTAGAAAGTATTTTTAACGCGGAAGTTTTGGAAGTTATATGATAACCATTAAGAAAAAAGAAAAAATTGCAGCGATACCTAAGTACAATAGCCATTCTGGTTTTTCGCGCGAAAATTGGAACAGTCTAAATGCCAATGAAGAAGTTAAAGTTGAAGCAATCCCAGAAGTGGCGAAACAATTTGTGGAACAAGTCAAATCAAAAGGTAAATAATTATGGCAAATTTAGTAGCACATCAACCCAATGATTTTGGCATTGGTATAATTCATGATACAACTACTGGCACTCCAGTAGACAATACAACGCAACTATTCACCGATTCTGTATCGTTGCCAAGTTTCGCTCCTGACCAAGATTTATCACCAAAGTCTGGTAAATTTGTAGCAGATTTTGAAGAAATTTATAGCAGCAGTAAAAATACACCAGTGGAAATTAGTTTTACGGGTTTACTTAATGATACTGCAATGACTTTAATTGAAGGTATTTTACATAGCGCAGCATCCAGCGGCGCAGTGACAACAACAGATAGCTATACTGCTCCTAACTTATATCACGGAGCCACTACGGCAGCTGCAACCAGAACATACACTGTAAAAGTATTATCACCACAAACTACAGACAATAGCTCTGTTGCGGATAATTGTGTAGAACTTACTGGATGTACTGTAACCAATTTTTCAGTCTTTGCAGATTCTACAAGCGATTCGGGCCGTGTTAAATACAGTGCCACTTTAAAAACGGGATACAGTCCAGTTTTTTCGCATGCCGCTAACACAATCGGAGCGGTAAGTACAAGTGGAATGCGTACTATACACGATTTCACATCAAGAACCATAGCTGGTGTATCTGATCCAGTTATGCAAAGTTTTAATTTGTCTATTGAAAACCCAGCAGATTATATAGGCTGGGATCCAAGTAATAACAGACCTTATGCCATTAGTCGCAGTGTCCCCGAAGGGCCAGTGGTTAACCTTTCATCAACTGTTAAATTAGACTATGATACCAGAACTTTATTAAATAATTATTTTAATGCATCAGCGCAAACTGGACTTACCAATCATATCGCAAACCACGGAACCTTCGGTAGTGCTACTGAATTCGGTTTCACATGCGATAAAGCCATCATTACCGGAGTAAGCTTTAATGAGCAAGCTGCCATGATGTATAATGTAGAGCAAAAGCTTTTATTCGGTACTTTCGTTATTAGAAATACATAAATGACAATAAAAACCGAGCATGGGCAATTTGAAGTCCATGATATTACTTTCGCAGAAAGGCGTGAGTTACATCGGCAAGAAATTCGTGCAGCCAAGGGCGGTGAAGATATAGACCCAGAGTCTTTTTATGGCTTATTGGAACATGTGCGATTACTTGCGTTTTCAGACTCCGAGAAACAGTTTAAAAATCTAAATGATAATCAAATTGATGCAGTCTTAGTAGATGTGTATAACGCATATCGCGAAGGTGTGGCAAAAAAAAAGTAATTAAACACCGAGTTGCAACTTGGTTTAGTTTTAAAGGGTTTCAATCAAACGAATTGCAATTTCCATACACTGCGCTCAGTCCAACTCTAGGAACACAAATAGAGTATGATGAAAGTGAGCTATGGAATGAAGTAAATCGTATCTTGGATGAAGATACTGAATCTCAATTTTCAGTGGGCCAACAACTCTATTTCAATTTAATTCATGGTTGTGTAAACCCAGCCTATTTTCTAGATGATGAAGTTGTGCTAAATCTCGAAGAATATGCGATTATGAAACGCTTTTCCATACCACCTACGCAATCGATAGAAAATGCGGTATACGAGCGATTAGTCACCTTTTCAGCAATAGATGATGAGGTTACTGCAATCAATAAACTAAAAAATAAAGATGGCTAAATTTGTAATAGAAATACAGACACGCGGCTTTTCATCCGCAAAAAGAAATTTAGCAGACGTATCTAATCAGTCCAGAAAGTTTGCTCGTGAGTCAAATGCCGCCTCCAACGCGACGGCGGTAATGAGAAAAGAAGTATCGCAGCTAAGAAATAATATGTTGCTTTATACTTTTGCAATTGGCGGCTCTGTTGCTGCTCTTGGTAGTTTTGTTCGTGCAGCCTCTGCCGCCTCCGAGCAAGCAAGCAAATTTAAGATTGTTTTTGGCGAATTTGCACCAGAAGCTGAACTCTTTGCACAAAGTATTCATGACAATTTTGGTATTGCTAAGTCAGAAATGATGACATTAATGGCTACCATGCAAGATACGTTTGTACCTCTTGGGTTTTCAAGAGAACACGCAAAAGACTTGTCAATTGCACTTAGTCAATTAGCGTTAGATGTGGGGTCGTTAAATGACCGAATGACATCTGAGGTTGCCAATGCTTTTACCAGTGCAATTGTGGGCAATCATGAGGCGGTACGTCTTCTTGGTATACAAATTACAGAGGCCGGTCTTAAACAAGAGGCATTTAATTTAGGACTTGTAAACGGCAACGAAGAACTTAGCATGAGTGATAAAATACTATCACGCATGAGTATAATTTATAAAGGTTCAGCCGATGCTCAAGATAATTTAAATAAAACTCAAGACGAATTTGCTCATCGCTTGAGAGCTACAAGAGGTAGACTGATTACGCTACAACAATCCTTTGGTGATTTTTTAACACCATTTGCTAAAATCACACTATCTTTTATTGATTTTATGGCAACGTCTCGGCGAGCTGGTATCGTGGTTGCTGGACTAACAGTTGCAATGATCGCATATGCGAAGGCAAGTATTGCTGCTGCATTGGCCCAAATTAAATTTAACGCCGCCATAAAGAGAAATATACTAATTGCAAGTGCTACGGCCATTGCATTT